TAAGTAAAGCAAGTGGTGTGTGGTCAATGCAAAGTCAATTTCAAGCCAAGCAACAAGGAACATGGCCAGAGTTAGTTATATCTTATAGTTTAAATTACTTAGTAGTTGCAGGTGGTGGAGCAGGAGGACATATTAAAGGTGGTGGAGGTGGGGCTGGAGGATTTAGAGCTTCCATAGGAAGTCCTTCACCTATAAATGGATCTGCTTTAAGTTTTACAAATGTTTCTAAAGGAGTTTCTTATAGTGTAACAGTTGGTGGTGGTGGAGCAACTAACCCAGGACCTGGAGGAGGTCCTGCTCAAACAGGAACTAATTCAGTATTTAATCCAGGTGGTTCTGAAGATACTACAATGATTACATCTTCTGGTGGTGGTGGCGGAGGTGCTCAACCAATAAATGGTGGAGCAGGTAACGCTGGTGGATCAGGAGGTGGTGTATCTGATAGCACTTCTCCTGGAGACGTAGGAGGAAGTAATACGCCTCCTCAAACAAAACAACAAGGTAATCCTGGTGGTATCGGTAGAGCAGTCCCTCCTTCTTCTGGAGGTGGTGGAGGTGGTGCTGGTGCAGCTGGAGGTGGTGCACCTGGTAATGGTGGTGTTGGTGGAGCCGGATTAACAAACAATATTAATAATTCTTGCACTACATATGCTGGAGGTGGTGGAGGAGCTGGAAATGCATCAGGTGGAGCTGGTGGATCAGGTGGTGGTGGAGCCGGAGGAAATCATCCTGGAGGTGCAGGTACGGCGGGAACGGCAAATACTGGTGGTGGTGGAGGTGGAAACTCTCCTGGTGGAGCTAGTGGTGGTGCTGGTGGTTCAGGAATAATAATAATAAGAGGTCCAAGTGATAGAACTTTTGCAGTTTCACCTTGTACAAACGCAACATCTACACACCCAAGTGGGGATAAGTTAGCAACATTTACAGTTTCAGGAACCTTGACTGTCTCTTAATAATTGATATAAGAAAGACATAGAAAGATGAACCTAACAAATTATTATTGGTATTTTAAATCAGCAGTTCCTGCTAGAATTTGTGATGAGATAGTTAAATATGGAAAATCTATTTCTGATCAAATGGCTGTTACTGGTGGCATGGGTAATAAAAATTTAAATAAAAAACAAATAAAAGATTTAAAACAAAAAAGAGATTCTAATATTGTTTGGATGAATGATAGATGGATATATAAAGAGATACAACCGTACGTTCATCAGGCAAACACAAACGCAGGTTGGAATTTTCAATGGGATTTTTCAGAAAGTTGTCAGTTTACAAAATATGAAAAAGGTCAATTCTATGATTGGCATTGTGATGGTTGGGATAGACCTTATCAAAGACAAGAAGGAGATCCATCAAATGGTAAAATTAGAAAGTTATCAGTAACTGTTAGTTTATCAGATCCAAAAGATTATAAAGGTGGTGAGCTAGAATTTGATTTTAGAAATATGGATCCTGATAAAAAACCTAATATTAGAAAATGCACAGAGATATTACCAAAAGGATCTCTAGTTGTATTTCCTGGTTTTGTTTGGCACAGAGTTTGTCCAGTTAAAAAAGGATCTAGATATAGTCTAGTTATTTGGAATTTAGGATGGCCTTATAGATGAGTTTTCCAAAACAACTAAATTTAGAAGAATATTTTAAATGTCCAATATGGTGGGCAGATGAACCTAAGTTTGTTAAAAAATTAAATAAAGCATCTGACAAATATATAAAAGAATCACAAAAAAATTTAAAAAAACAAATAGACACAAGAAACAAAAAATTTGGTGACAAGGGTGATATGGGACATGTGTTTCATTCAACTTCATTAATTGGTGATCCTAAATTTAAAGAATTACAAGATTATATAGGAGCAACATCACATAACTTATTATTAGAGATGGGTTTTGATTTAACAAACTATCAAGTATTTACTACAGAAATGTGGGTACAAGAGTTTGCTAAAAAAGGTGGTGGACATCATACATTACATACACATTGGAATGGACATATGTCTGGTTTTTATTTCTTAAAAGCAAGTGAAAAAACATCCATGCCATTGTTTGAAGATCCAAGACCTGGCAACATTATGAATCTTTTACCAGAAAAAGATAAATCAAAGGTCACATATGCAAGTTCACAAATTCACTATAAAGTTCAACCAGGTAGAATGATATTCTTTCCATCGTACATGCCACATCAATATATTGTTGATATGGGTTATGAGCCTTTTAGGTTTATACATTGGAACTGCCAAGCGATACCGAAAGGAGTTTTAAATGTCGTTCAAAAAAAATAAATACAGTGTTTTAAAAAATGCAATATCAAAAGAATTAGCAAATTTTGTATATAATTATTTTTTAAATAAAAGAAACGTTGCTAGAGTATTATTTGATACAAGATATATATCTCCATTTACAGAATATTTTGGTGTATGGACTGATGAACAGGTTCCAAATACATATTCACATTATGGTGACATTGCCATGGAAACTTTACTACAACAGGTAAAACCTGTTATGGAAAAACATACAGGATTAAAATTATCTGAAACATATTCGTATGCTAGAATTTATAAAAAAGGTGATATATTAGCTAGACACAAAGATAGATATTCTTGTGAAATATCCACTACTTTAAATCTAGGTGGTGATGACTGGCCAATATATTTAGATCCAACTGGTAAACAAGGACAAGCTGGTGTTAAAGTAAAACTAAATCCAGGTGACATGTTAATATATTCTGGGTGTGATTTAGAACACTGGAGAGAAGAATTTACAGGCAAAGATTGTGGTCAAGTATTTTTACACTATAACAAAGCAGGGTCTAAAATGGCAAAAGAAAATACCTTAGACAAAAGACCTATGATAGGTTTACCTGGATGGTTTAAAGGTGTTAAGTTGACTAAATTTACAAAATAGTCTATACAATAGGCTGGTAGGGAGAGACACCACCACACCCTCTCCCTGCTTTTAATCTATTAATTAACTGCAAAATAGGTATAATGGATTATTATGCTACAAAAGATAGGTTTTCAGCCCGGTATAAATAAACAAATTACAGAGACAGGAGCAGAGGGTCAATGGACAGACTGCGATAATGTTAGATTTCGTTATGGTATACCTGAAAAGATAGGTGGTTGGAAACAACTGGGGGAAAGTAATCTTACAGGTGCAGGTCGAGGATTACATCATTTTGTTAATAGTTTAGCTAGAAAATATGCAATTATAGGTACAAATAGAATTTTGTATGCTTTTTCTGGAGGCGTATATTATGACATACATCCTATTAAATCTACAACAACGCTTACAAGTGCTTTCAGCACCACTAACGGATCACCAACTGTTACAATAACTTTCTCTAGTCCACACAATATATCTGAAAATGATATAATATTATTAGATAGTTTTTCTGCAATAACCAATTCTAATTTTGGTGCTTCTGATTTTAACGATAAAAAATTCATGGTTACGTCTGTGCCTACAAGCACAACATTAACAATTACAATGCCATCAAATGAGTCAGGATCTGGTGCAACAACATCAGGTGGTATTAGAGTACAACACTATTATCCTGTGGGACCAGCTGTGCAAGCTAAAGGTTTTGGTTGGTCACTAGGATCTTGGGGTGGAACAGTCGCTGGTAGTCCAACAACTACACTACAAAATGGTATAAATGATACTCAAACAACTGGTATTATATTAGTTGATGCATCACAATTTCCAACTGCAGGGACAAACTTTTTACAAATAGATAGTGAAGAAATATCTTACACAGGTATTGCAGCTACAGGAGAACTTACAGGTGTTACTAGAGAAGTAGGTGGAACCACAAAAGCAGCTCATAGTGGAGGTGCAACAATTACTAGTACAACTAGTTTTATTGGGTGGGGTGAGGCTGCATCTGGTGACTTAGTATTAGAACCGGGTATGTGGTCCATAGATAATTTTGGTGATAAAGCTATTTGTTTAATACATGATAGTGCAGTATTTTCTTGGGACTCTAGTATAACAAATGCAACAGCAACAAGAGCTGCTATTATAACTGGTGCACCGACTGCATCAAGACACATGGTCGTATCCACACCTGATAGACACTTAGTATTTTATGGAACAGAAACAACAATAGGAGATGTGGGAACTCAAGATGATATGTTTATAAGATTTTCTGATCAAGAAGATATTAATACATATACACCAACAGCAACCAATACAGCTGGTACACAAAGACTGGCCGATGGATCACAGATCAGAGGAGCCATCAGAGGTAGAGATGCAATATATGTTTGGACAGACACAGCTCTGTTTACACAAAGATTTGTTGGATCTCCCTTTACGTTTGCCTTTTCACAAGTAGGTACAAACTGTGGACTTGTTGGACAGAATGCATGTGTAGAAGTAGATGGTTCTGCGTATTGGATGTCAGAGAATGGTTTTTTTAGATATGCAGGTAAACTAGAATCATTACCGTGTTTAGTAGAAGATCATGTATTTGATGATATAAATTTAGAGTCTGGTAACCAAATGGTTTCTGCTGGACTAAATAATCTTTTTGGTGAAGTCATGTGGTTCTACCCAACTTCCTCATCATCTGTCGTAAACAGAATGGTTGCGTATAACTATTTTGATTCTTCACCACAAAGGCCAGTATGGACAGTTGGCACATTACCGAGAACAATGTGGAGAGACTCTGCCATATTTGGTTTACCACATGCAACAGAGTACGATGCAGCAAATGATTCTTCATTTGATGTTGTGGGCAACACAGAAGGTAGAACAACATACTATGAACACGAAACAGGGACCGATCAAATTAGAGGTGGTGCTACTACTGCAATACTTGCTAATATATCTTCTGGAGACTTTGATATTACAAAACGAGGACAACAAACTGGTGTGGCAGATTTTAGTGGTGATGGTGAGTTTATAATGAAGATAAGAAGATTTATACCAGACTTTATTTCACAAACAGGGACAACAAGAGTTACATTAAATTTAAGAAATTTTCCAAATGATACCAGAACAAGCTCATCACTTGGACCATTTGATATAACATCTAGCACACAAAAAGTTGACACACGTGCAAGAGCTAGAGCTATATCTTTAAAAATAGAAAACACATCAACTAATCAAAGCTGGAAGTTAGGAACATTTAGATTAGATACACAACCAGACGGGAGAAGATAATGGCAAAAATAGTACAAGTATTAACTAGACCAAGTGAAGAATACGATTTAGGTACAGCAGAAGCACAAGTTAGAGACTTAGATGCTATTGTTGAAAAATTAAACACTACGTTTCAAGAAGAACTAAAACAAGAGGTAGAAGCATTTAACTTCTTTTTAAATTAATGGCTAATAGTTTTAAAAATAAAAAAGTAGATTTAACTACAACTGATCTTACGACTTTGTATACAGTTCCAACTGCAACTACAACTGTTGTTAAATCATTGTTAGTAACTGAAGATGCAGGATCAGGAAGCACAATCACAATAACTTTAGTAAATTCTAGTGGAGCTATATTTAATTTATTTAAAGATAAAGCTATAGCATCAAAAGCATCAACCGAACTTTTATCTCAACCGTTAGTTATGGAAGAGAGTGAAGTGCTTAAAGTACAGGCTGCTGACGCGAATGAGCTGCACGTCATAGCTTCAATATTAGAAATACAGCCAAGAGAGGTAACAGCATAATGAAAGATATACCAATAATAGAGCCAAAAGAAGTGATAACTACTATAACAAATATGAAAACAGGCGAAGAATATAAAAGTGATAATGAATGGAAGGCTAAAGGTATACCTGAGTCTGACATAAGAAAAGATGTAAGAGTGATAATGCCGAGTCTTGATTTATTTGGAGAAACAAAATAAACTAATACGATGGCAATAACTAGAGCACAACAAGCAAAACAGATGTTACAAGACGGCGGTATGTTGGTCAAACCAGGAAATGGTAAAAGACCAGGATACAGAAGTGCAAGAGCACAATCTAATAGAACTGGTGGAGGATCAAGAACTGGCAGTTCATCGGCTAGAGAAAGAGGGGCTGAAAGAAGTCGATCTTCTAATAGGTCTTCTACTTCAAAAACTTCTTCTACTGGTTTTGGTGGAGGTGATGATAGAAGAGAGCAGGAGTCAGTAACACAAACTAGAACAGGAACAGTTAGAACAAGTAAAACTGGACCAAGAACAAAAGTATCTCGAGATACTAGGGACAGACAAAGAAGAAGATATGATCAACAATTTTTATCTAGGGGTCAATTACCTCCAGTAGGAAGTAGGCCTACATCTTTTAGAGATAAAATATCAAGAAGAAGACAACAAGGTATTTTAGATTTTATAAATAGAGATTTAATAACAAATTTAAGTAGATTTGAAGAAGAACCAAGAGATGGTCTTTTTGGTAGTTATCCAATTTCTAGTATATATGATGAAATATCTGATGCCATAGCCGCTAGAAAAGATTTAAGTAATATAAAAGAATTTTCAAACTTAACTCCAATAGGAAAATCAGGAACATCTTCTGAAATGAGCGCTGTTCCAGATTTAGATTTAGATAGTATTAGAGAACTAGCTTCAGTAAGAACAACTTTACAAGGACAGCCTCTAACAAAATATCAATCAAACTTATTATCAGATATAAGAGAAGGCATACGAAATAGGGATGAATTAGTTGAACAAGGAATGACTCAAAATCGTTTTGAAGAGTTATATCCACCACCAAAACCAAGACCTGATGATGCAGGTAGACCAAGTGATCCGTGTTTAGGACCTAACCCACCATCATATTGTTTTATAGGTAAAAAAGCAGACCAAACAGCACAAAATGCAATCGCTAGAAATTTAGGTGGTCTTTCTCCAAGAGTAGGTGGCTCCATATTTGATTTTACAGGTCTTGCAGATGGTGGGAGAGTAAGTGCTATGGATGGTGGAATTATGGACCTAGTAAGGGAAGAAATGTTTTTAGGTGGTATAGTTAAAGGTATAAAAAAAGGAATTAAAGGTGCAACAAGAGCGATTAAAAAAGTTGCTAAATCACCGTTTGGTAAAGCAGCTTTAGGATTTGCTGCACTTAAATTTGGTGTGCCTTTTTTAAAAGAAAAAGGTTTAGGTAAATTTTTTTTAAAAGATGCAGCTAAAGGTTTTAGTTTAGATAATTTATCGGACAAAGGTGTATTTGCAGGTATAGCTGGTCTGTCAGCGTTAGCTGGTTTAACAGCTCCAAAACAAGATGAGGATAAATTTGACATAGACGCATATTATGCATCAAGTAGATTAGACCCTAATCCAGATTTATTTCCTAGAATACTAGGAAGTCAATTTACAGAATCTGCTGCTGATGGTGGTAGAATTGGTTATGCAGAGGCTGGAGGTGTGATAAGTGAAAAAGAAATGAAGAAACTAGCTAAAAGCCCTTTATACAAAGGTTTTAAAAAAATGTATGGAGTAGATCCTTCTATGGCAAGAGATAATCCTGCTTACGATGAAAAATTTGATACATTCGAAAAATTATACAAAGAGGGTTTCCAAAAAGGTGGAAACGTAGAACCCGTAGCTAAAAAGACTATGCCTTTATTAGATATGGGTGGACAAGAAATGGATTTAAGAGCTGAAGGTGGTTTTGTACCAATAGGAAGAATGGAAAAAGCAGACGATGTGCCTGCAAGATTATCAAAGAATGAGTTTGTATTTACAGCTGAAGCTGTTAGAAACGCAGGAGATGGCGATGTGGACAAAGGCGCAGAAGTTATGTATAACATGATGAAGAACCTCGAAGATGGAGGTAACGTATCCGAAGAATCGCAAGGTTTAGAGGGCGCTCGAAGAATGTTTCAAACATCAAAAAGATTAGAGGAAGTATTGTAATGGCTACTGAAACCGTAATAAATAGACCCGCACCCTTTGTAGAAGATATAGGTAAAAAACTCGCAGAACAAACGTTAGGACTACAACAAGTCCCTGTAGTAGCGACTGGTCTTGCAGGAATTACTCGACAAGCTGGAGAAACTGCTGCAGGTTTTAAAGCAAGACAAGATGCAGCTAGAGCTTTTACAACCAGACAACAAAGTTTAGCAGGTCTTGCACCACAAGTAGCACAACAAGATGCATTACAAAGACAAGCACAGAGTTTAGCACAAGCAGGAGTAGGATCTTTTGCACCTTTTATAACGGAAGCACAAAGACAAACAGGTGCAGCAGCAACAGGATTAGGACAAATATCTTTAGGAGCACCAACAGCAGCTCAAATACAACAGTTTATGTCTCCATTTCAGCAACAAGTTATTGACGCTACATTAGGAGAGTTTGATCGTAATAAAGCTATTCAAGAGCAAAAAATTAGAGATCAACAGGCAGCTTTGGGTGCGCTCGGCAGTGGTCGAGCGGGAGTGCAACTCGCTGAGTTTGGCACAGGGGCAGGAAGAGAACGAGCTTTACTACAAGCTAATCTTTTACAACAAGGATTTGGAGAAGGAGTTCGAGGAAGGCAACAAGACATTGCCAACAGATTTGGAGTTGTACAAGGATTAGGGAGTTTAGCTGGTCAACAAGCGACGTTAGGACAAACACAACAAGCATTACAAGGAACAGATATTGGACGTTTAGGTCAATTGGGCGCGATTAACCAAGCACAAGCACAGGCTCAACTAGATGCAACAAGAGAGGCTACAAGACAAGCTGCTTTTGCACCACAAGAAGAGTTAAATAGATTCGCTGATATCACTACAGGTATTATGGGTGGTATGAGAGGAACTGGAACAGCTACAACAAATATACCTAACCCTACACCATTACAGACAGCACTTGGTGTTGGTTCAACACTTGCAGGTATTTACGGAGGCATAACAGGTAAATTCTAATGATGAACAGAATATTAAAAAGACCAATGTTTAGAATGGGCGGATCATCTTCTGATGGTATCATGACAGGAGTAAGAGGTATATTACCTGAAGGTTTTACTAGAACACCTTTTCAGTTTGGAACTAAACCGATAGATTTTCCAGGCACTCAAGAAGAGTACGATAAACAAATGCAAGAACTACAAAGTAAAGGTATTATCGATGAGTCAGGTAAAAGAACAGGTGGTTCAAAAAAAATAACAAATACAGGAAATAATAAAAATAATAATCAATTTAATATAGAAGATTTAAAAGCAGGTGATGATGATGTTAAAACAGAATTTGAAAAAAGAATAGCGTTACGTGACTCGTTACTAGGTAAATCATCTTTACCAATGTCTAGTTTTTTAACACAGTTTGGTTTAAACTTAGCATCTGCTTCACCTAGAGGTGGATTAATCGCTACAGCTGCAGAAGCTGCAAAAGAACCACTAAAAACTTTCCAAGCTATGAAAATACAAGAAAGATCAGATGATAAAGATTTATTAGAATCTGTAATAGAATCTATGAGCGAAGAAGACCTAAGTTCGTTAGAGAAAAAAGTTAAACGTGGTGTTGAGTCTGGATTCTTTAAAAATGAAGCAGAAGGTTATAATGTATTATTAAAAAAAGAAATTGAAGGTGTTCAATACGGACCAGGTGAATTAGATAGAATAAACGTAGCAAGATATGCAGATGCTTATGTAAGATCTGATGCAGGAGAAGACTTAACTGTTCCTGCAGCTGAGAGTATTTTTAGAGTGTTTCAACAAGTTGAAAAAGGTAAAATAGCAGGAGCAGACGCTTCACAGTTTGATCCAAGTAGATATCACATATCAGGAGCTGAAAAACAACCTGAAATAGTTAATGGTGAAGAAACAGGTAGAGACATACTTGTTTTAAATGAAGATCTAGACAAAGAAGATTATTTCAAAGGAAACATTTACGTAAACCCAGGCGAGAATAAAGTATATAGATTCGACGGAACTAAATTCGTACAAGTTGGAGAATAGGAGGCATTGTGGCTGAAGAAAGAAGCTTCCTTCAAAAATTATTAAAACCTACCGAGGAAGAAAAAAGAAATATAATCGAACAAATCGAAGAGGGTAGAAAGTATGCAAGAATACTTGATGAAGAGGGTATTAGATCTTTAGTTACAAGAATTGCAGAGCAAGAAGCTCTGGACCAGGGACAAACAGAAGAAGAGGTTTTACAAAATAGACAAAAAGTAGATCAGTTTCTTAAAACAAATAAATCTATAATAAATAAATTTATACCCTCTGGTAAAGCAGATGAAATAGAAAGTAATAAGAATTTATTTGGCTCTGCGCAAGCAGCAGAACCTGATGACATACCTGAGATAACAAAATCAAAACAAAGATCGATTGGTATACAAAAAGACGAATTTAACGAAGTATCTACAGGTGAATCTGTTGCTAATGCAATAGTTAGTGGTTTAATAAAAATACCACAAGGTTTTGTTAATTTTGGAACTTTAATTTATGATGCATTTCAAGAAGAGGGCATACCTGTAAGTCAAAGTTTAACTGCAAAAGTTAATAGAGCTTTTGAAAATACAGCACTAGGAGTTATTGCAAAACAATCAGAGGATCAAGCTAGAGAGACAGCTGCAGGTAAAATAACAGAAGCCATGATACAATTATATGGTGCAGGTAAAATAGCTCAAAAAACTGCAGTGCCTGTTGTAACTAAATTAACACAAAAAAGTAGACAGCTAGCAGATAAACTAGTTGGTAAGATTAAAAAAAATAAATATGTAAATACTAGTGGTAATAAAAATTTATACAACGCAAAAAGAAAAGTAGAACAATTAAATAAGGCATCTGGTTTTGATAAATTTGTAGGAGTAACTGTAGGAGGTGGTTTGGGTACAGGAGCTGTTGTTATGAAAGCAGAGGACATCGGTACTTTTGGAGATATATTTGAAGCAGGACCCACAGAATTAGATAGAGAGGAAAAAGAAACATCCTCTGAGGATGCTGCAAGACAATTAGCAAATAAATTAAAATTTGGTGCTGAATTAGGTTTTCCTATTTTACCTTTTTTCTATGGTGCAGGACTTGCAGGTAAAGCTATAGCGACAAGAGGTAAAGAACTTGCATACAGTAACAAAGTAATTGAAAGATGGGTAGATAAATTTGCAGAAAAATTTAGAGCAAGAAGTTTTAAAGATGAAAATATATTTGTGCAAACTCAAAAGTTAGAGGGTACGAAAGCTGCGATAAAACTTGTAGCAGATGATTTTAGTAAAAATATAGATGATAGTTTAAATGCAATATCAAAAGAAACTAAAAGAGCATCTGAAGCAATAGAACCAGAGACTTTATCAAAAATGATGGCAGAGTTTATGTTAAAAACTCCAGACTCTGTTATTAAAAATAAAATAGTATTTAATGGTTTTTCAAAAGAGTCTACAAAAGCTTTTACTGAGGGTATGAAAAAAATTGGTGTTAGTGACTTTAATGTAAATAAAATTATATCTGATGCTGATCTTTTTAGAAGAACTATAGCAGATTTAAAACAAGCTGTATTGTCTGGTAAAAATGTAAATGTTGGAACAAAAGAGTTTAACAAAATAATGAATGATAGAACTCAAAATTTTTTATCTAGTGACTATAAAATTTTTGATGCAAACAAAGGATTTTTAAATGGGTTTAAACCAGTATTAGAAGCTAAAAGAGAAGTGGCTGATGTTTTTGCTAGATATTCAAAAGCAAACAAAGCTCCAATAGATGAAGATGAGGCCATGCAGATAGTAGACAACATAGTCAAACGAGCTTCTAAAAACCCTGTCACAAAAACTCCAGAGTTTCCATTTGGAACTAAAAATTTTTTAGATGACAAAGCTGTGCAGGTAAAAAATATAGCAGAAAATATTACGTCAGGCGGTAAATTTAAACCTGATGGCAAAGGTGGTTTGATACAAACTAAATCAGATCTTCAAGCTTTTAAGAATTTATTTGGTGAGTACAAAGATGCAAAAAAAGTTATTTTTAACAGCATGGAGGACATGGGAGAAATATTAGGTAGAGATAGATTTTACAGTAATTTATTAAAAGCGTCAGATAATTTAATTAAAAATGGTGAAAGAGGTATTTTTTATAACAGTTACAACGAAGCTCTTGCTAAGTTTCCTTTTCAAAAAATATTTGCAGGTAGAGAAGGTATAAAAGTTAAAACTAATCTTGCAGATGAAATATACACTAGTCCAATAGACGGTAAATTTACACGACAAGATTTTGTGGAAGCTATAAGAATAGGAGATGAAATAGTATCATCGCCTTTAACTAGAAGTGTTCCATACCGTATGTTATTCTTAATACCAAAAGGTGTAACACAGGCATTTAAAACTGTACTTGGACCATTTACACACGCAAGAAACTTTACATCTGCAATGGTTACTGCAGTTCACAGTGGTAATATATTTATATCTCCTGCAGCCATGGGTAATGCTATCAAAATGGCCTACAAGGCAACTCAACCACAAGCTTTATATAGAATGACAAAAAATCCTAGATTTAGAAATACTCCAGAAGGACAAGGACTATATAAATTTTTACTTGAAGAAGGTGTAGTTAATCAAAGTGCAGTATACAGAGATGTTGAAGGTCTTATATCTGACATTGCAAAAGGTGGTGATTTTGTAAGTAAATTTTATAACAGCATGGGTAAAAAATTAAAAGGAGCTGTAAGAGTAGCACAAGATTTTTATGTAGCAGAGGACGACGCATTTAGAATAATTAATTTTTTAGGAGAACAACATAAATTAACACAAGCATTTAAAAAAGGTGTTGAAAATAATCTTATTAAAAAAATGCCTAGCGAAATAGATATAATGAAGGAAGCAGCAGGTATTGTAAGAGAAACTGTTCCTAACTACGCATACGTATCTGATTTTGTAAAAAGTGTTAGACGTTCACCTTTAGGAAACTTTGCTTCGTTTCCTGCAGAGATAGTTAGAACAACAGCAAATACAACAGCTAGAAGTTTAAGAGAAGTAAAAGATCCTATAAGAAAAAGTATTGGTTATAGAAGATTATTAGGTCAGGGTATTACGTACGCTGCATTACCTGTTATGGCATACGAGGGAGCTAGAGCGTTGTATGGAGTTAGCAGAGAAAAAGTTGCAGCCATGAGAGAATTGTTACCATCGTTTTCTAAAGACAATACTATTCTTCCTGTTTATGAAAATGGAAAATATAAATACATAGATTTTAGTCACGGTTTTTTCTACGACACTCTTTTAAATCCAGTGCAATCAGTTTTAGCTAACGTAGAAGCTAAAGGTGAAGAACCATTAATAAAAGGTTTGGCAACAGGTATGGCAAAAGCAATGTCTAGTTTTATGGAGCCATTTGTAAGTGAGTCTATATATTTAGGTGTTGTGTTGGATTTATTTGCAAGGAATGGTGTTACTAGAAAAGGAACAAGAATATTTAATGAAAGAGATTCTATTGGAAATAAATTATCTGCTGCATTTAAACACGCAGCATATCAATTATCTCCAGGATCTTTACCACAGGTAAAAAGAATGATAGCTGCTCTTACAGATGAAACTGTAAAAGGAACACAGTATGAAGTACCGGATGAACTTATGGGTCTACTTGGTTTTAGAAAAGTTCCATTAGATTTAAATAAAAGTTTAAATTTTAAATTAGCGGAGTTTAGAACAGATGAAAGAAATGAAAGAGGTTTAATTTATAAAGGTTCATTAACAGGTGATCCCGTTAAAGATAGTGAATTAATTGTAAAACAATTTATATTTGCTAACGAACAAAGGTTTGAAACATTTAACAGCATGAGAAGATTTTATGATGCATTAAAAGTTTTAGGTATGCGTGACAAAGAAATTAAAAAAGAGTTTGATGATAGAGGTATGGGGACTTTGTATAAAAAAATACAAACAAATAGATTTAAGCCATTTACCATATCAGACAGAATGATAGAAGTTTATGAAGAATTATCTAAAGAAAAAGGTATCCCAAATCCTTTAAATAAAAGATCAGAGAAACAAATTAAAAGAATTATAAAAAGATTAAAAAAACAAAGGTTAAATAGAGACTTTATTATAGATGAAAGTATGTATGTATCTGATGCATCAAGTATGCAAACACCTCCTTTACCCAATACACCTTCACCACGGATCATGGCTCAAACGCAACAAAGAAATCCAATTACTAACTTGACAGCGACAGAGCAGGCGTTACTATCACCAGAAGAACAAGTTATAGCAGGTAGAACATAATGAAAAAATCGGCTTTACAAAAAATAGAGGCACATGAAAAACTCTGCAGGATCATGCAGAAACAAACGTTCGATCAAATAAAAGAAATGAAAGAACGTATTAAAAGAATTGAATACATGATCGTAGGAGGGATGGGGTCACTCATTCTAGCCTTGGTTATGAACTATATGAAATAATGAATTTATCGCGTAATTTTACTCTCTCAGAGCTTACCAAAAGCGACACTGCTATCAGACGGGACATTAATAATAACCCTAACGCTGAACAAGTAGAAAAATTAAAAGCACTATGTGAAAATATTCTTCAGCCGGTGCGTGACCATTTTGGCAGGGTCAAGATCACTAGCGGGTTCCGTAGTGTAGATTTATGTCTTGCAATAGGCAGCTCTGCAAATTCACAGCACGCCAAAGCTGAGGCCGCAGACTTCGAATGTCCCGGTGTTGACAATGCAGAATTAGCCGATTGGATTTATAAGAACCTCGAGCCAGATCAGCTTATTCTCGAGTTTTATACTCCAGGTGAACCTAACAGCGGGTGGATTCACTGTAGTTGGATACCTGAAGGTAGACGTGCACAATACATGCATGCATATAAATCAGAAGGTAAAACAAAATATAAACCTGTGATTGGGACCGCTAGAAATTTAGTTTAGATCCATTGCTTTAATTCTTCACCCATGACTTCAGATGCAATATTTATTTTATTTCTTAAAGCCTTTACAATCTTCTCATCAACAGTATCCTCAGCGATCAAGTCAACATAAGTTACTGTTTTCTTTTGTCCTATTCTGTGTGCTCTGTCTTCTGATTGTAATCTTTTTTCAAGATCATAACCATTAGAATAATAGATAACAGTATTAGCTTGTGTTAGTGTAATACCATATCCACCTGTTTGTGGTGTGCCTACCAAGAATCTACATTTAGGATTGTTTTGAAATTTACGAATATGATCTTGTCTCTCTTCTTGTGAAGTTAGTCCATAGTAGTGCACATAAGAATCCTCTCCGTATTCTTTTATTATTCTCTGTATGATTTCTCCTACACTTAATTGATAGTTAGCCCATATTATGGCTTTACCCTCAGTTTCAGCCAAAACACCCATAAGCTCATTAAGTCTGTTACTGTCTACAGCTTGTGTTGAACCATCATCTGCTTTAAAATGACCACAAGTTATTTGATGTAATCTCATAAGTTGAGTTAATACTGTCATGGTGGTTGTAACCTTGCCATTTAATACTGCTAGTGCCTGCTTTTTCATTTGTTGATAAATTTTCTTTTGATCTGATGTTAAGGAAACATGTCGTTTCATAAAATTTTTTGGTGGTAAATCTAAACAATCTTCTTTTAAAACTCTGTAAGAAAAATTTTGTAATCTTTCAGATAATTCTCCTAAATTTTGAAACTTATGAACTATTTGTATTGACCTGCCCCTTACATGCATAGTTTTCATTATGGCATATCTATTTCTAAATGAATAATAAGAACTATGGTCTAGATGAAAAGGATCTAAAAAATAACATTGTGTAAATAAATCTAAGGGATTTTTAGTTACAGGTGACCCTGTCATAATACGTCTGTATTTAGCATGCACTCCTAAGTCAATAATATTTCTAGTTCTTTTTGCAGAAGGAGTTTTTATAGTTGTAGACTCATCAATAGCCATTAATACTTTATGTGAGTTTAAAAATTTAGATGCAAACTTCATACCTTTCTCTGTACTAAATGCTTCAACGTTCATAATCAAAATATGTAATGCTGTTTCTATTTCAAATAAACTTTCTAATTTTTCTTGTTGTCCTTTGGTAATATTTGATTGCCATAATATGGTTACGTTTTCTATATGATCTGGTAGATGTGTTGGCAACTCCTGCTCGTACCAAGTTTTAATAACACCTTTGGGTGCAACAATTAAAGCTCCATCAACTTTACCTTTGTCATAAAGCATAGCTAGATTGTCTATCAACACTTTTGTTTTACCTGTACCCATCTCCATAAAATAGGCAAAGGTTTCTTTATTCCATGACTTTTTTAATGCAGTCAATTGATGTGCATATGGTTTAGTTTTAAATTTATAATTCATAATTTTCTTCTTTCTAGTATTGACATATAATCCAGGATGAATTATATGTCAAGTATGCCAGAAAGAATAGTTTATGTTATACAGGAGATACCTGGAACTAAAGTTGGCAACCCTAAAATAAACATTATGGGTGCTTCTAAGTTTGGTAAATTTAAATTTTTATTGCCCGAAGATTCACAAATTATATTTTCTCCGGGTCCATTAATTTATAGATTAAGACCTTTAATAAAAAATTTTAATAAAGATGATTATCTTTTATGTACGGGTGACCCTGCAATAATAGGTATAACTTGTTCTTTGGTATCTGAAGTTACAAATGGTAAATATAATTTATTAAAATGGGATAAACAAGAAAGAACCTATTATCCCATAGCTATTAATTTACACGAGAAAGGAGAAATAGATGGCGATTAAACAACAAATAAAATTTAAAGATGAAATAAACTTTGAAGCAGATCAACAAGATGCAATGAAGAAGACTGAAGGTATTCAGTCTCTTGCAGATCAAGTTGAAAGATTAGAGCTATGCGATGACCGTATTGCAGATATAGAAAACGATTTAAAGATGATGAAAAAGAAAAGAGATCACATATCAGGTGAGGTTATACCAACCATGATGTCTGAGATGGGTCTTGCAGAATTAAAACTGCATGATGGATCTCACTTAAAAGTTTCAACGACGTATCGAGCTACCATAACGGAAGCAAATAAAGAGGCGGCGTTTAACTGGCTTCGTAACAATGGACTAGGAGATATTATTAAGAATGAGATCTCGGTGTCTTTTGGTCGTAACGAAGATAACAAGGCAGCAAATTATGCTGAACTTGCAAAGGGTCAAGGGTTCCAACCGACACAAAAGATGAAGGTAGAACCCATGACTTTAAAAGCGTTAGTCCGTGAGCGTATTGAGGCAGGTAAAGAACTGCCAACGGAAATTTTCGGAGTGTTTTCTGAAAATAAAACTACAATAAAAAGGAACAAATAAACATGAACCAAGTAGCAGAAAAAAAAGAAGGAGCGTTAGTTTCAAATATATTTGAAGCTGATGCAAATCAAGGTGCTCAAAATATATCGCAGGAAGATCTTGCGTTGCCTTTCTTAAAAATTTTGGGCCAACTATCTCCAGAAGTTAACAAGAGAGATGGTAAATATGTAGAGGGCGCTGAGCCTGGCAAAATAATAAACACTGTCACAAATGCATTGTATGATTCTATAAATGTCGTACCGTGTCATTATAAGAGACAGTACATAGAGTGGCAAGATAGAGGCACGAGTAGTGGTGCACCTGTTGCGATTCACGAGGCAGACAGTGATATCGTAAGCCAAACGACTAGAGGTAAAGACTATAAAGATAGATTGCCAAATGGTAACTATTTAGACAATACCGCTAATCACTTTGTGTTAGTTTTAGGTGATAACCCAGAGACTGCATTGATGTCTATGAAATCTACTCAATTAAAAGTGAGTAGAAAATGGAACTCAATGATGATGGGTATCAAAATGCAGGGCAAAAACGGTTTATTCACACCGCCTACTTACAGCCACATTTATAAACTATCAACCGTCCAGATGTCTAATGACAAAGGAACATGGTTTGGTTGGGATGTGTCAAAGGTTGGACCAGTCACAGATAAGGGAATCTATGACATGGCTAAAAGCTTTGCTGTGAGTGTAGGTAAGGGTGAGGTTCAAGCTAAACATGGTTCGGAAGAAAACGAATCAAAGCAACCATACTAGATCCTAGGTCGTGGGCGTTAAAGCTAGCGTGGATACGCCCACGTTTTTATTATGGTTAGTGCAGAAAGATTTAAGGAAATATTTATAGGATTAGAGCGTGCACACGGTGTCACTAAAGTTGGGCAATCTAATGGTGATGGCACTAAAGTGCAGGGAAAATCTTTTATCAAAAGAGAACCTGTAACAGATCAACTTTGGTTAGACCATTTAGAGGGTCGAAATAGTTTAGGTATTATTCCTATCAACGACAACAATCAATGCAGGTGGGGATGTATAGACATAGATTCATATGCAGGGTTTGATCACAAAAAATTAGTTAATAAAATATCTAGTTTAGATTTACCTCTAGTAGTTTGTAGATCAAAATCTGGTGGTGCTCACGTATTTTTATTTACAGACAGTTATGTAGCTGCAAAATTAATGCAAGATAAACTTACACAAATAAAAGCTGTGTTAGGTTACAGTGGATCAGAAGTTTTTCCAAAACAGACAGAATTAAAATCGGAAGATGATACAGGAAATTTTTTAAATTTACCATACTTTAATGGTGATGACTCAACAAGATATGCTTTTGATTCAGCAGGTGAAGCTGTTAATCTAAAAGGTTTTTATTATTTATATGATGTTAGAAAAATTAAACCACAACAATTAGAAAATTTACAAATTAAAAGACCAGAAACTCCATACTCTGATGGACCACCATGCATAGAATTAATGGCACAAAATAAAGTTGGTGAGGGTGGACGTAACAATGCATTGTTTCACTATGGTGTATATGCAAAAAATAAATGGCCGGATAATTGGAAATCAAAAGTAGTTGTGTTCAATGAAACAGCTATGGAGCAACCGCTGTCAGATACAGAAGTAGATATAATTACAAAACAACACGATAAAAAAGAATGGGGCTATAAATGTAAAGATGAGCCTATGTGTAGTCTTTGTGATAAAACTTTATGCAGGAGCAGAAAGTTTGGTATTGGACAAGAAATTATGTTTCCTAACTTAACTGACCTGCAAGTTATAGATTTAGAGGATCCATATTATTACATGAATGTGGATGGACAGAGATTAAAATTAGATAACGTAAAACATTTACGGCAACAAAGTTTGTTTCAAGAATCCTGCATGGTGCAATTAAAATTTAGACCACCTACATTAAAAGAAAAAGACTGGGTAGTTGTAACTAATCAATTATTAAACAACGCAGAAATCACAGAACCTGCAGAGGGTTTACGTACAGAAGATCAACTACAGAATCATTTAGAAGAATTTTGTTTAAATAGAATGTCATCAACAGACAAAGCTGATTTACCAAAAGGTGGTGTATGGACAAACAATGGCCATCATCACTTTGTATTTGATAGATTCTATCATCAGTTTTTAATGCGTAGAAGATGGGATCTTGGATATTCAAGAACAGCACAAATGTTAAAAGAAAAATGTAATTGTGAAAATAAACGTGTGGGTAAAGAAAAATTATCTGTATTTGCAGTCAAAGAATTTGACAAGAAGCAGGAAGAGTATAAACAAAAGGTATTAAAAGAGGAGACACCATATTGATAGCTGCGATGGATCTATTGGCAATAACTATGTTTACTGCCCTTTGGATCTATCTCCACTTAGGGTTATGAAAACAATAGTATTAGGACCACCTGGAACTGGAAAGACAACAACTCTATTAAACAAAGTAGATGAGTATCTTAAAAAAACAGAGCCAGATAAAGTAGGATACTTTGCATTCACACAAAAAGCTGCATATGAAGCAAGAGATAGAGCCATTAAAAAATTTAATTTAACAGAAGATGACCTACCATATTTTAGAACCCTGCACTCACTAGCTTTTAGAAGGTTAGGTATTAAAAAAGAAAATGTAATGCAACGTAGACATTATAAAGATTTAGGTGAAAAGTTAGGTTTTCCTGTAAACTACGCTGTGTATGAGAATGATCACAATGGTATATTCACAACAGATAGTGAGTATCTTAGAATCATAAATTTAGCTAAACTTAGAAACATAACACCTGAGCAACAATTTAATTTAAACGAGCACAACCAAGATTTAGAAAGAGACAAACTTCGTATCATTGCAAACGAATTAGAAAGATACAAAAAAGAACATGGACTAATAGATTTTAATGACATGATATTACAATTTGTAAAATCAGATAAATCACCAAAGTTTGATGTAGTATTTATAGATGAAGCGCAGGATTTATCTAACATGCAGTGGGACATGGCCAAAACTATTTGGAATAAAACAGAAGATTCTTTTATTGCAGGAGATGATGACCAGGCAATATTTAGATGGGCAGGAGCGGATGTGGATTCTTTCATTGCACAAAAAGGTTTGATGATGCCTTTGCAACAATCTTATAGAATACCTGCAAAGGTCCACAACCTAGCCATGGGTTTAATAAATAGAATTAAAAAAAGAATTGATAAGTCGTGGAGTCCTAGGACACACGAGGGAGCTCTATCAAGATACGATGATTTTGAACAAGTAGATATGTCATCGGGCGAGTGGTTGGTTCTAGCTAGAACTAAATATATGTTAGATCAGTTAGAGCCAACTTTATATTTAAATGGTTACTACTATCAAAATAAATTTAGAAAAACACGTGAACACAAACTACACGTAGCAGCTGTAGATTGGGAAAATTTACGTCAAGGTCAATTATTAAAATACGATCAACTAGAAAACATATCTTCATACATAGACTCTTGGGATAATAAAAATATGAAAGGCATGGCTAAAGAATCTTTCTATGGCATGGATCAATTAAAAAAAGACTATGGTTTAAATGTAGACTCTGTTTGGTTTGAAGCATTTAATGGTGCGCCAAGCAGAGATGTAAGTTATTTAAGAAAGATGAGAAAGAATGGAGAGAAGTTAAATGAAGCACCACGTATAACTTTATCTACAATACATGGTGCAAAGGGTGGTGAAGCAGAAAACGTTGTGTTGCTTACAGACTTGAGTTTAAACACAATGAAGTCATACGAACAAAACCCAGATGATGAGAATAGATTGTTTTATGTTGGTGCAACAAGGACCAAGGAACATCTACACGTTATAGAACCAAAACAAAAATATAAAGGATATAATTTATGACACATAAAGACATCTTCAAAGAATCAACATACGATTCATTAGAAAAACAGGTGGGCGGAAAACATTATCGCAACATGAAGATTCAGCCTGCACACTTCATAAACGAAAATAAACTATTGTTTGCAGAGGGGAATGCTATAAAATATATTTGTAGGCACTCTGTAAAAGGAAAGGAAGAAGATATTAAGAAAGCCATACACTATTTAGAAATGATATTAGAGAGAGATTACTCATGATACAGAAACCAATGTTCTCCCCGCAGGTGGAGTGGATACCGCCCGAGGAGTTTAAAGATTTATCAGACTATGAAGAAATAGCCATAGACTTAGAGACAAAAGATCCAGAGTTAAAAACCATGGGATCTGGCTCTGTTACAGGTAAAGGTAGAATAGTTGGCATAGCTTTAGCTGTAACGGACTGGTCAGGATATTATCCAATAGCTCATGAAGGTGGTGGTAATATGGACGAGAAAAAGGTGTTAAATTACTTTAGAACCGTTCTAAGTTTACCCTCTAGAAAGATATTTCACAATGCTATGTACGATGTATGCTTTATTAGAGCTGCAGGGCTACAAATAGCAGGAGAGGTCGTAGATACCATGATTGCTGGCTCTCTCGTCAACGAGAATCGCTTTCGTTACGATTTAGGCTCTATGGGTAGGGATTACCTCGGAAAGGGCAAAAATGAGGCTATTTTGGCTGAAACAGCTAAAGAATGGGGCGTAGATCCTAAATCTGAGATGTATAAATTACCTGCAATGTATGTAGGTGAGTATGCTGAAAGAGATGCAGAACTAACTTTAGAATTATGGCAGGAGATGAAGAAGGAGATATACTCTGAAGATGTAGAGGATATATTTAAATTAGAAACTGATTTGTTTCCTTGTCTCGTCGATATGCGTTTTTTAGGCGTGAGAGTAGACGTTGAAGCAGCGAGTCAATTAAAACACAAACTACTAACAGAAGAAAAAGAATGCTTGCAAAAAGTAAAAATAGAAACAGGAGTAGATACCCAAATATGGGCTGCTCGATCGATTGCGCAAGTCTTTGAAAAACTTCGCCTACCTTTTGACCGAACTGAAAAAACCGATTCTCCATCTTTTACCAAAAATTTTTTACAGAATCATCCTCATCCTGTTGTTAAATATATTGCACGTGCTAGAGAAATAAATAAAGCACACACAACATTTATTGATACCATATTAAAACACTCACATAAAGGACGAATACATGCTGAAATAAACCAACTTAGATCAGATCAGGGTGGCACTGTTACCGGTAGATTTAGTTATTCTAATCCTAACCTGCAGCAAATACCTGCACGAAACAAGGAACTTGGACCAATGATTAGATCACTGTTTATACCAGAAAAGGATTGTACTTGGGGTGTGTTTGATTACAGTCAACAAGAACCAAGACTAGTTGTGCACTATGCTGCGTTACAAAACATGTATGCAGTTGGAGATGTACTGGATGCTTACAATGAAGGTGATGCAGACTTTCACAAGATTGTAGCTGAGATGGCTGATATACCAAGAGAGCAGGCTAAGACAATAAATCTAGGTTTATTTTATGGTATGGGTAAAAATAAATTGCAGGCAGAACTTGGAGTCAATAAAGAAAGAGCTGAAGAATTATTTAAACAGTATCATTCACGTGTACCATTTGTAAAACAATTAATGGATAGTGTAATGTCAAGAGCTCAAGATCGCGGTAGAGTAAGAACCTTGTTAGGTAGACTATGCAGGTTTCATTTATGGGAGCCTAATCAATTCGGTATACATAAACCATTACCTCACGATGCAGCGCTCGCGGAACACGGACCAGGGATCAGAAGAGCTTACACATACAAAGCTTTGAATAGATTAATACAAGGATCTGCAGCTGACATGACTAAAAAAGCTATGATAGAATTACATAAAGAAGGTATTACACCACATATACAAGTGCATGATGAACTTGATATATCAGTTACAGACAACGCAGATAAAATAAAACAAATTATGGAATCTGCTGTTGATTTAGAAGTGCCTAACAAAGTGGACTATGAATCTGGACCAAATTGGGGTACAATAAAATGAGGATAAACTATGGCTTATTTAAATGCGAATATACCTGTAGAGTATGCACAGATCAGAAGAGAGTATCTTTATGATCTTAAAAAACATCACGGTGAAGTTGAAGAGTGTATTATCTTTGGCGTTACATGTATCACTGGGCGTGCTTTATTATTTCATGCTATCATGGAAAATGGTGCAATCTTTTATAGACTCCCTATTACGGCGTTTATTCAACGTGGATTCAAAGTCACTGACGTCCCAAGGAGAAGACTTGATGAGCTTCAGCTCTGGAACTCTTTTAGTTATTATCCTGCTGTTACTAGTTGGGATATTTTAGAGGCACAATCAGGGAAATACATTGGTAAAGATAAAAAATGGCATTGGGGTCGTTATTTATTTACTGTTGACTTTGCACATCCAGAACCTAATATACTAGACACTGATCATTCTGAGATCCCGCACGAGCATAAGTGCGCACACGTATTGGCATTAAATGATGGCAACTACGCAGCACAACCTAACAACAGACTTATTTGGGACATACCATCGTTCACGGTCAAGGACCAAATACCTGATTGGAAGGTTCAAACTAACTATTGGAACGTTGAAGATACACAACAGTGGCGAACAGAAGACACTGATAATTTCTTTTACGAAATAGAGGAGAAAAAAAATGATGAATAAAATAAAAAAAATTTTAACTTGGATATACAATAAAATTAAAGCTGTTGTTGTTTGGGTTTATAAAAAAATTAAATCTTTATTTACACCAAAAGCGCAGTAATGAATTTAGTAGATCTGTTAAAGAAAAATATAGTAATGGTTCCTGTTGTAGCCTCTGTGCTAGTTGGAACATTCACAGGTGTTAAATACATCGTTAACTTAACAGACACTATCAACGCCAATCAAGCAGAAATACAAGAGTTAAAAACTATGAGCATAGAAAATGTTCGTAGAGATATGTCTGTATTAACTGACAATGTAAATACTGTTATTGCAAAGTTAGAAAGAGCTGAAGGAACCTGGGAAATGGCTGAAAATTTATACGAAGTTCTAGCTGATAAAGTTAGACAGATGGAATACGATATTAAAGATCTCAACAGAGAAATAAACTATTAGGATTTTATGTACTATGGAGAGCGCCCTGATGAACTACAAATTTACAGCGATACTCATAGTAATGTTATGTCTTTTAGCTTTATTTGCTGACCCTGCATATCCTAGAAATGAATATCTTAATAACAGTGATAGATGTGGTGAGATAGATGTTTCTGTAGAACAAAGGGACTCAGAGTATAGACCTTATGATAATTCCTGGAGTAATAGAGACGACAATAGTATAAGACTCACATATAGAAAATACCTTGGCACAGATT